CTCCCGGTATATCATGACGACCAATTACAACAGGTTCACGAGCATCTAGTGCTTCTGGGGAAGTCAGTTCTTCTTCTTTTTGACTCACATACTCAGACTGTGGAACAATCTTTATTTGACCATCTTCAATTGTTTGAACAAGAGGATCTTCCAGTCTGTGATAGCCGTAAAGCTTTTCATTAGCAGGAATATTTGTATCAAGAAAGCCTGATGTTTTGGCGGTTTCTATTCGTATGCCTCGAGCTAATGCAATCGCGCACCAGAACTCGCAACAAGCTCTTCCAGCTTCTGCAAAGTTAATATTCTTCTTGTAACTGAAGTCTATTCCAAACAAGTTGATTGTCTCAACTTTGTTGTGAATAGCAAACCCCAACGCATAAGCCACCGTGTTGTTGAAGTAGGAAAAGCCTAAATCAGTTATGACATCAACCAGTGGATACAGTTCGATCTCCGGTACTCTGTCATCCAAACAACAAGAATATATGGGGCCTTTGTTAGGTGTTTTAAGTAGAAACTCTTTGGCAATACCAGTTTGTGTCCCAGCTTTTATGTCGTCTAAAAATCTACTTGCTGGATCCATCATGAAGGTGCGATCAACATGCATGACCCCACCTATACTGTTTATCCCCCATACTTCATCAAATTCGGCTGAGTTAATTTTGTTCATGACATAGTCATGGATGCTGCCACCTAACCCTAAAATGGCAACATTCTTACCTGCAAGGTTTTCAATCATTGTTTAGGAACCCTCGTTAACCCTATTCTGTAGGCATCTGTGTTTTCGACACCTTCTGCGTATATCTTGAGGCGTGTGACAGCCTCTACGAATCTTTTCTCATACATCTGTATGACAGTCGGCTCTCCTTTCATGAATGTATATGCCTCTGTTAAACATCCATACAACAAAGCATCTGGAGCATTATCGCCAAACCACGAAGTGCCTGTGACGGTGGACGTTATAGAAGCTGGCCTGTAGTAATAGTGCAACTCTGCACTATAGGATTGATCTGGAGTAGGTGCCAAAATAAAGTTGTCTACATCAAATATACCGTAATACTTTGGCTCTCCAGTCACGGTAGGATCTGGAGTGTACTCTTGCAAGAAGTTAACATCTTTTTGCAACAAGAAGATGTTTTCTCCGTTCTTAACAAAAGACAAAGAAAATGTAGCCAAATAATCACTTGGCAAAGAAAGAAACTTGTTGCTTGCTGTCATATTCGCAGAAACATTTTTCCTGAAGTAGTCCAGATCAACCAGCTTCAGAAGACGTTCTTCTGTGTTCTGTATGAAGTTATCTAGGTTGTTGACGAATGTAGTTTCATCATTTTCTACATAGTCTTGAATAGCTTGTTTTAGAGTTGTTAGTGTGTATGTCATGTTATTGCCACCGTAACAGAACCAAGAGAACTTGTTGATGATAGACCCGTAACTGATACTGTTACATTTTCACTGGTAAAAACACTTACATCACCAAGAAAACTTTTGGCAGGAACAATGTGTTCATATTTTAATGTGCTCAAACTAAATACAGGAAAAGTAATTATTACAGAGGGAAAAGGGTTTTTTATGTCTGGCCTAGGATCTTTTAACGCCTGTGGATCAATAACTCTACGCACAGGTTCAAGTTGAGGATGTTTAGGCTCATACTCATCTGGTCCTACTTTTAATCCATTCCATTCCGTTTTCATGTCGCGCAGGCGGTATCTGAAACCAGAACGGTCAGATATACCATAAGCATCTTTGCCTGACGCATAGTTACTCATTAAACCCTCAAATACTCAATACTAGGAGTTAGCTTCAGTGAAACTCGATCCTCATCTTCGTCTGCGGCTCGCTGAAACTCCTCTTCATAGACTGTTTTCAACAATTGAACTCTTTCTGGTGCTCTTTTCAATGCAATGTAATACGCCATACCAGCTACCGCGCAAGGAAAGAACCGGAAGGGCAATTCAACGTCATTTACTAAAGCATCTGCATCCTCAATCCTACGCACATAATAATATACGATTTGATCGGTGCTATTCTCAGGCGTAGGCCAAACATTTATTTGTGGAGTGATTTGACGATCAAAGTAAAACTGTGAAGGTCTTCCTTGCGTGCTTTTATTAGGGATAGATAAGAAGTCCCCACGGCTGATCTTTGGCAGATCGTAATCTGTACCACCTCGGCGTAAGACCACTTCCAAAAGATCAACAACGTCAGAAGCTAAAGAAATAGTTGCTGTGCCCTGAGTCAACGTCACAGTGGCTTGACGAACAGTCCAAAGGTTTAACCCTCTGTTCGCCCAGTCTGCAAACATAAGATTCATTGAACGGCGAGCCGTTCTGGCATCATATCCAGTACGAACCTCTAATCCGCATCGCTCATACGCTTCTTCGATAATATCAGAAACGTCTAGCGCAAAATCTCTTGACCCAGAAGTCGCCATCAGACTCTGCCTCTTGGTTTACGAGTTGGAACAGAACCCTGCATCATATTTCCAAGATTTTCGGCAAATAGCTGCGCTCGCTTCACATCTACATCGCCACCCATCTGGTAGCCCATAGCCATAGCCTTCCGAGGACTGACAGAACCGCCATCTTTGTAGCCTTTCATCAACTTCTTTTTGCCATTTTTCATTTTTTCTTTCTCCTGACCGATTTAACACGCCGAGGCTTGCCAGCAGGTTGCCCCAAACGTCTTTTCTGAGATATCCTACTCTTTTTTTCACTAGACGACAATTCGCTAGCGGTCTTGGGCGTTTTGCTTGAAACTCGTTTAGACGGGCGACAATAAGGGACACCACGTTTTTCACCTTTTTTGCGACCACATGGCTTACCCGTGCGAACATCTTTCCATTCTTCCTTAAACCAACGCTTTAGTGCCGCGCCCTTCTTTGTTTTACGAACAGCCATTATGATTGCTCCACAGAACCCTTCGTTCTTTTACGGCGTCTAGGCAATACACAACCACATCCTCGAGCAACGGCTGTACCCGGTACAATCTTACCACGAAACCTGCGTTTTGGCTTAGAAGGTTTTACCTCGTTTTTTGCCACTAGACTTCCTTTTCTTTTTACCGCCTGTGCCCCAGTTCTTAGCACCAACTTTACGACATTTAGCAATGGCTCCACTAGCGTAGGCACTAGGAAAGACTTTATAACGAGCCTTTACTTTACGATAACATGCATCTTTTGCCATACTGCCACCTTTAGTTATCTGTTTGGATATTGAGCTTCGCGAGATTGCCAAGATTCTTCTCCGATAAAAACGCTTCCCACATAGGCTTAATCATTTCATAGTTCGCAGCAACCTTACCGTGTGTTTCAGCAACCTCTACTTTCAAGTCAACAATACTAAATCCAACCCAACCGATAAATCCAACGGACAGGACGGAAAAGAAACTGACCAAACCAATTAGAATCTTGTTTAGCATTTCCATCTCCGCCGAGCTGCACAGATACGCTTTTTAGGTGTTTTGCTACAGTTAATGTTGTGCATCTTCATCTGTCCTTTTGAACGGCTACAGTATGATGCACGCCGCTTTGCGGCTTTAGAACCTTTCTTAACCTTGCCTGTAACAGCAGTCTTTAACTTTGAACCTGGGTTAGCGCGGCGATAAGCCCTCACGCCTGCTTTAGTCATTCCCGCTCCAGACTCTGTAGATCGGAAGTTCTTCTTGTTGCGCTTTGGCATCTTTTTTGGTGCTCTAGCCATTACAACCTACCGTTATTTTGTATGTAAATAAATTCCATTGACGCGGACACATTAAAGTCAACAGACCCTGAAGAAGAAAACGCCCTCATTTCCAAGTCTGTTTTTTCTGTGAACCTTAATGGAAAAGTATAAAACTGTTCGTGTGCGCTATCTGTCAGGGTAAATCTTTCTTTTATCTGGAAGACTTCTCCGTATGGCCTAGCAACAAGAGCAGCATTCAGAATAGCAGGTGTCTGAGTTGCTGTACCTGTGGATAAAGCCATCTTTGTAAGAAACGCCGTATATCCTGCGGGGACTGTCCAAAGACCCATCAATGTTTGGTTGTCGCCATCCCCATTTATGGTCAGGTAAATATTAGCTGGAACCCCAGATGTAACCGTACCTGTTCCTGCGTAAAGTGTGCCAGCGTTTGCGGCACCACTGCCTGCACTGCGAACAATGCCGCGATTTATCCGTAGGTAAGATTTTGTAGTGTTAACAGCCGTTTGCCCGTTTAATGTGACAACTTCGTTTATTTCGTTGTAATCGGCGTCTAGGCCAAAAACTTCTACCGTTCTTGCACCAGTTCCTGCGGCAGTGTCATTAGCTGAACTGCTTGATATAGTCATTACTGTGGCTGATGCGGGATAAGCGTATAAACCGCCCTGTTCCCAGATGGTTTCCTTAGTGTCTTCAACAGAAGCGTTGTAGCCAAACTTAAAGACAGTTTTATGACCCGGGA